CGCCTTCTTCGGCCTCGATCTCGCAGGCGACCTGCGCTCTTTGTTTTACTAATGACGTCATGATTTAATCTCCCTTGCCGGCGTCCGGGGCGGCCCGGCTTTTTTCTCGGGTTTCGCTGCCGCCGGGGCCTCGGCCGATTTTTTAAATTCCGCTTCTGAGACCTTTTTGCCGTTTTTGTCGAGATAGACGGTCCCGGCCCGGTTCACGGTTTCAATGTTTTTATTCATAAAATCCCCCTCAATCCCCCTTTAAAAAAGGGGAGGTTTTATAAAGCAGGGCCTGGGCGGTCTCGTATTCGGCGGCGTAGATGGAGACGCCTTTGCTGAACCAGGCCGATTCCTCCCGGAGCAGGCTGACCGGATAGATTTCCAGGTCGAGCATGGATCCGTAGAGCAGATCGCGCACGGCCCCCAGCAGGGCGTAAGTGCCGGGATTGTTGACCCCGCCGCGCCTGGCTTCCTCTTCGGCCCTGAGGCTTTTGTCGCAGACGATGATCACGAAGCGCATTTTCTGGACCTTGCGCGCGCCGTGATCTGCATAATCCGATCCGCCATAGACCACGAAGACAGCCGGGAAGAGCCTGACCATTTTGGCCACGTCATCCTCGGTTTCCAGTTCGCCCTGGTAGGTCTTGAGGGTCCGCACGCCCTGAGTGTCTTTCAGGGCGTCCAGCTTATCAATCAGGGCGTCCTCGATCTGCTCGATGGTATAAGACATCATATCCCTCAGTAGTTATCCAGCGACCCGGACGATCCGTCCGAGGCCCGGCCTATTGAAAAGATGCGGTCATCTGTGCTGCTGCTGGCCTCGGGCCCGCCGTCATCATCCGCGGCCGGGGCGTCGCCGCCCAGACTGGCCAGGCCCTTGGAGACCTCGCGCAAAAAACGGACGGCGCTGTCATAGCGCTCCTTACGGTCATCAGGGACCATGCCTCGCCGGGCGAACAGGTTGTAAGCGGCGATATCCACGGAGCACTTGCGCACCATGACCGGGACGCCTGAAAACGGGACCTCGTAGCGGACCTTGCAGTAGGCGTCGATCTCGGCATCCGCGTCCGCGATGGCGCGCGTCACGGCAGACGTATCCACGATGCCGGCGCCGTCATCGTCGGTCAGGTCGATGAGATCGCTTTCCGGGATCTGCTCCAGCAGGTCAGCCTGTGTGCAGTAAGCCATTATCATTTGCCTCCGGCCTTATCCGCTTTCCCGTTTTTCTCTTTTCCCTTTGGCTCGGGTTTCGGTCCGCCCAGCGCCTCAAAGCGCTGTTTGACGCTGGTGGCCAGGAGTTCCCTGGCGAAATCGCCGGGATACTCCTTGACCTCGTTTTTTTTATGAGGGCCGTAGGGTTCAACATTGACGGCGTCCCTCGGCCCGAGATATTTAATCTTCATGCTTCCTTCTCCTGTTAGTATCAGGTTTAAGTCGCGTAAGTATCAGCCCAGAGGTACCCCAGATCGCTGCCCACCACGACGATATCGGTTTCCTCGGCGACCTCATAGACGTCCTGGTGCTCGGCCGGTTCGCGCCAGGTGGTGGCGCGCCTGGGCTGACCGTCCTCATAGGCGATCCTGACCTGCACGCCGGCCGTAGGCGTCTTGAGCCCGAGCCTGGGAGCGCGATAAAACAGGAATCCCATGCCCTTGCCGGAATTGATCTCCCATATCCTGGCCGCGGTGAAATCATCGCCTGCGGCTGTCTCTTCGGCCGTGCTGTAGATGGCCTTACCCACCAGCACCTGGTCGAGTTCCAGGAGAGCTGCCAGGAGTTCGGCGCCGAAGACTCCGCGCTGGGTGTACTTGATCTTTTCCTGGAGCGTGTCTTCTTCCTTGAGAGACAGGAAGGTGGCGTAATCTATGATCAGGGTGTTAGGGTCACGGCCGGTGGCGGACTGGATGGTCTTGCGGCCGGTGGTAATATCCGCCAGGAAGGTATTGCTGTCTCCCGCGGCCCAGCCCCCTTCGGCATCCTCGCCGCCGGAATTGCCATCTGCCCAGGTCGTGGATTTGATGATGCTGGCCACCCGGATTTCCTTTTTGAGATCGATTTTGTCAGCGGCGAATTCGATGGCGTCCTGATCCGGCTGGAGGGGCGGTGCATTCTTGGCCTTGGCGAACCGGCGGTCTTCATCCGTGACTTCCTTGGCAAAGGCATATTCGTCTGTCGCTATAGACACGGTTGTGACCGGGTAGCCCCCGCGCCGGGCCCTGGTTCCGGCGGCCCTGATACCGGCCTCGTCCCGGAACCAGGCTCCCTTCTGGTACTTGGTGATCTTGGCCTTGGGATCAGCGCCGTCGAGTATGGGGAAGACGCGATCCGCGATGTAGTCCTTGTTGCGGTAGGCTACGCTCACGTTCTGGAGCGGTCCCGCGACAATCAGTTCTTTGACGTTAGGTTGCGGCATTTAATTCTCCTCCTTTTTCAAGCCCGTTGGTTTAATGCACCACGGTGCCCAGGCTGTAGATGGTGACGGTTGTGGCGCTGGTGACCACGCACAGGAATCGCTTGGAGTTATTCTGCGCGATGGTCATGGTGCCGGACAGGGTCACGCCGGTCCCGGCGGTGACAGTGATTGTTTCGGCGGCGTCGGCCGTGTTGCGGATGGTGAACTCGAAGCTGTTGCCTGCGCCGGCCTGGGTTATGGCCGCGATGATGTTGGCCGCGGTGTCGGTAGGGTCAGAACGGTCTCCGCCAGCGGGATCGCGCAGGATCAGGCCGCCCAGGAGTTCCGCGGCGGTGTAGGTGTGGTTGTCAGCCGTTTCTTCGGTGGTAACCGTGCTCTGGCCGATGAGAGTGCCATGCCCTTGCGGGAACGGCCCGATAAGCCTCACTCCGGCCAGGTCGTCTTCAGCCCCGGCCGCTTCGACCACAATGGCCCGCGCCGCCTTCCAGTTGGTCCCGGCATCCTGGCCCTTGCCCGCGTCGGCCGCGCTGACATACTCCGGCGAAAGGATGTCGCCGATGGAGACGGCGGCGTTCACCCTGAGCTTGCTGATGCCATCGACTCTGACCTGCGCGGCCTGGCCGCTTTCCGGGGCGTTCTGCAGGACGCCGACGGCGATCTCGTCGGCGCTGTCCGGCCGCCGGACCTTGCCGCTGGAATTGAGCACCACGAACCGGTACTGGTCGCTGGACAGGTCCTCGGCCGCCTCATATGATAAATCCAAGATTCTGTTTTCAGTGGTCATGATCATTCCCCCCTTATTTCCTGGGCATATTCAAGCGCCAGGTCCGGATGCTCACGCTGCACCTCGGCGAAGGCGGCCTGGTAAGCCAGGTCTCTGTTCTCTTTCATTTTTTGGCTGATCAGGTCATTGATTTTCTTTGCGGCTGCGCCGTCCCCGGCCACATCTTTGTCGCGCGTGGCGACCTCGTTGAACTCGACCAGCTTGGGCAGTTCGGTCTCAAAGAGCGCCTTAAGCCGGTCAAAAGCGGTGACCTTTTCCCTGGCTTCGCCGAACTCGATCACGTCCTCGGACGCGGCCAGAAATTTCAGGATTTCCGGCAGGCCGTACTTGACCAGGGCCGGGGTGAGCTTGCCTTCTTTGACCATTTGCTCACACCAGTCAGAGACCTCTTTTTCGCGGGCCTCGCGCCTTTCAGCGGCCTGCTTTTCCGCGAACTCGGCCTCCATCTTTTTTCGGGTTTCCTCTTCAGCCCTTTTCGTGGCGGCCCGGATATCGGCCTCAGAAAAAGAGCCTCCACTGTCCTGGATCTCGGGCAGGCCGTCATTGGGCAGTTCGTCCACGGCCTTGCCCAGCACTGTTTTGAGTTGATCTTTAAAGCTCATGGTTTTTTCCTCCTTTTTCGCGGCCTGGGCGGGTTCGCTGTAAGCCGCCGCCGGGCCGGTTTCGGTTTCGGGTTCGGGTTGATTCGCCAAATCCTGTATATGGGTGACATCCCAGTCCGGGATGATTTCGTCCGCCTTATCCTTGCCTTCTTTTTCAATGAGCCAGTCCCGCAAATTCCGGAACAGGCGCGCCAGCGTGCCCAGGCCGGGGTCGTAGAAATCGAACGTCACGGCACCGGGATCGTCTTCGAACTTGAGGTCGGCCAGCCCCTTGACCGCGGGCGGCACGGCTCCCAGAAAGCCCACGTGGCGCAGGACACCGTCCGGGCCGAGGCGGATGGAGCGTTTTTTCCAGAGGCCCTGTTTAACGGCCTCCTCGAACTCCGGCACCACATCTTTGAACCTGGCCAGGAGCACGGTCACGCCGTCCCTGACAATGGTTTTGAGACCCTCGACCCAGCCGTATGCGGGCGCGTCGTCTTTGGGATGGCCAAGCACCAGGGGCGGCTCGTGCGTACCGGGATCAAATGTTTCCACGGCTTTTTGGATCAGCTCGTCGCCGTTGTGCTCCTTGCCCCGGCTGTCGGTCTGCTTGCCGCCGCGAAAGATTTCAATCCAATCGTTAAAACCCTTGAATTTCATTATTTCCTCCTTACGATAAAATCGTTGAGCGCCTCGCGGATCTCGCTCCAGTCCTCGTCCTGCACCATGAGAAAAGGCCGGGCCGGGATATCGCCCCAGGGCACCGCCATACGGCGCGTATGCGCCCGAACCATATGGCCTCGCCGCATATGCTCCCGCACGCTGGCCACGATTGTTCCGAACGACCCTTTGCGCGCGCCAAACTGATGCGTGCCCGCGTAAATCTTATTTGTGCCAATGATGACGCGGTCATTGTGGGCCCGGTAATGGATGGAGCCCATGAGACCGCCCGCCATGCCCTGGACCCGGAGGATACCGCCGCCCTTCTTACGCCGCTTGAGGGTGACCCTGGAAAGCGGTTTCCATTTCGGCCTTCCGCCGACCTCGAAATTGCGCACGACCGAGGCCTGGATAGTGCTGCCGATGATCTTCATGGCAGGCGTCAGGTCGGCCAGGCGGCGCTGGATTCTTCCCAGCAGGGCCTTGACTTCGCGGTCATCGATTTTTACGGAGATGGATGCGCCGGGCACTTGACTTTTCCTTTGGTCGTGTTAAAATTGTTTTCACGATGGTTCCGGTTGAGCCGCTGCCTCAAGAACCGGGGCCGGGTGACCAGGTTGCCGCGGGACCTGAGTTCCTATCTTGCCCATATCAACTTTCCTCGCCGCTGATTGTTCAAGTAATCCAAATTACTGGTCGGGATCATGGTCCAGGCTTCCATGACGCCGTTTAGAGATTGCGCCACAGTGAGCAGGCCTCGATTCTTTTCAACCCAAATAGCTTTTATGAGCCTTTGCCTTAAAACCACCCGGCCTGTGCCTTTATGCCGCTCAAAAGAAAGCCAGACTTCCCAGGGGTCTTCGAGCGCTTCGCGCATAAACGGAAGAAAAGGCGTTCTGTCAAGACTGAGATGCTGCGCCAGGGTTTTCACGTTGACCAGTAGGTCATAACGAAATTTTTCTTTAGCAAAAGAGAAAACTTTTTCCTCGCCACCCAGCATTTTCCGCAAGGCGGCTGTGACCTGAGCAGTTGATTTGAGTTTTTGCCCCAGTTTCGCTTTGGCCCGGTCTACGGCTATTTTTTCCGGCCTGCCACAGGTCTGCCACGATCCGGGTGTCAATTTCTCCCAGGCTTGAGCGCCCTGGGCGGCCCAGGCGTCCATAGCTTCTTTCGATATTCTCCGGCCCCAGGCGGTCTCACCGGGGTTGTAGTCCCAGCCGGGACCGATGCCTACTGGAACCCGGTGTTTTTTGCCGGTCGCCTTGTCAGTCCAGTCCCTGTACTTGATTTTCGGGGCCCTGGTTTTGATCGGATGAGGCGATTCGGCCAGTTTCTTTTTGAGCCGCTCCACTTCGCGGGCCGAGTGATTGACCACGCCGCACTTGCACCCCCAGTCGTTGGGCGGGCGATGGGTTTTCCACCAGGGATGGTCCGCCGGGAGGACCGTGTTGTACCACTGCATATGCTCCGGGCGTTTTTCGGCCGAGCTGGAGGCCACGTAACGCCAGTAGGGACGGGCTTCCAGTACATCCGGGTCGGTCATCTGGGCGTGCTGTCCGGCGTGGTAGGCCACGGAAAGGTTGGTATTGAAGATGACAGCGGTGCGCCAGTCGCGGCCGCCCTTGTATTTCCAGCCGTGCCGGGCCACTGTCTTATCAAAATCCCGGCGGAATTCGGCCAGGGTGGCGCCTTGAGAGATGCCCTTGTCCACGGCCGCATACAAGTCGCTCAACAATCCGCCTTTCATGGCCCCGGCCACGACAAAGGCGCGGCTGTGCATGCCCTGCCAGAGGTCCTTCCAGGTGCGGGTCGGCAGGCTGACCTTGCCCCGGAAATATTTGATGGCCTCGTCAAAGGGCAGGCTCAGGTGTTCAGCGCTCGGCGGCATCGTACCTCCCGGACAGGTCAGCCAAGGCAAAGGCTTTCTGCATAAGGCTTCCCAGAGATGACTCGTCCACGTCGCCATACAGGTCGAGCAGGCCGTCCTGGAACTCCTCCAGCGAGGAAGCAGAGTCCAAGAGCTTCTCCACAGGCGCCCAAAAGGCCCCGAAATCGGCCTCTGAGAGCGTTTTGTCGCTTAGCCTATCCAATGTGTCGCCCGGCCCTTCGTTCGCGGCGTCTGGCGGGCCAGGGGCGTTTTTTTGGGCGAATTCCGGCGCAGGCCCGGATGAAGATTGAGGCGGATTGACCAGCGCTTCGCCTTCCTCGGGACGCGGCAGGTTATAGGTGTCGTAAAAATAGGCTTCCGGCGTTTTGACCCCGATATCCCTGACCAGGATCTTGTCGCGTTCGGCCAGGGCCTTGAGGTCCTGCTCGGCCTCGGTACGGATATGCAGGCGCGGATAGGATGTCACTCCCGGAAAATTGAAATCCACGATCCATTTGATGAGCGTCTCGTTGAGACACTCGCTCAAGACCTTGGCGTCCGCGCTGATGATGTCCCGGCGCACGCCCTCATGGGTCTGGCTGGCCGCGTAGGACCCCTCCCCCTTGACCTCGGTGGTCAGGGTCTGGCCGAGGACGGCCTTGGAAATCTGGCGGTCCATGTAATCGCAGAGGGTCTCATAGGTGACGTTGCCCCGGCGGGAGGCCTCAAGGAGATCCACAGTCATCGTCTCGGGTATCTTGATGCCGGTTTCGGTCTGGATGGCCTTGATGGCGTCCAGGAGCCGGTTCTGCTGATCCGGCGGCGTGCCGGCCGGATATTTGCCCACGGCCGTGGGCATGCCGAATTTTTCCAAAAACACCAGCCAGAACTTGATGCCGTTTTTCTTGAACCAGACCGGCCACCAGAGCTTTTGTCCCAGGCCCTGGCCGTAAGGGTTGTCGCTGGAGCCATAGGAAAAAATAATGAACTTGCGGTCAGGGAGCGGTTCGCCCTCGATCATGTTCTGCGGCGTGAGCAGGCGCGGTTCGCGGTTCCGGGTGAATGAAAACCGGCGCGGATGCTTGCCCAGAATCTTTTGAGGCAGGATGCCTTCATCGGTAACCGTCCACATGACCTCGGCCGCGTAAAACCCGTATAGTATTGCCTGGAGCAGTTCCTGGCAGGCCTGGTCGAAGTTCATGTTTTTCAGGACCTCGGCCACGAAGTCGGTGATCTTTTCGCTGCGGCTTTTGACTGCCGGCCGGCCCGCGGTTTGCGGGTCTTTGCCCGGCAGGACTTCCCGCTCGCAGCTTATGACGGCCAGGTAGCGGGTCTGGAGGACAGCGCCGGCATGTGGGTCGCGGGCCACCTCGTCGTAGAGTTTAAGGCCCTTGCCGCCGGACTCGGTCCTCAAGACCGGGTCCGGGTTTTCGAGGCGCTTGAGCCAGCCGGCGAAGATATCGATGTCTTTTTCAGCGGCGGCGATTTCATCAGTGATCGGTTTTTGCGCTTGCTCTTTGGCCATTTAAGCCTCCATGAAATGATCAAGCTGGGTATAAGCGCGACTGA